ACAGTAGTTCCGTTTACCTTTACGCGATATTCAGGATTCCAAAGGGTCATACTGTTAAGGCGCTTAACCCACCAGCAGATCGTCGTTCAACTGAATTTAACGCATCGACCACAGCTCTAGTAAATCCGGTTTCATCAATAATGCTGGGCGAATTGACGTTGATATAAATTGGCTGGTCGGCGCGTTGATTTCCTTGCGGCGTTGATACTGTAAAAGCGCCAAAGCCACCTTGAGGCGCTAGATTTACAATGCCCGGGCCGCTTGGCGCTGAAGGTGCAGAGCCAAACGAAATTTTGCTGAGGTTAGGCAAAACCGGAATTCGATTGTATAACTCGATAAGACTGTTAATAGCCGCCTTAGCACTAGCAACAAAAGATTTAATGTTCTCAATTGCTGTGCCAATAATGTTTACGATTGCTCCGACTGTTTTACCAACCCCAACAATGGCTTGGACAAAAGCAAACTCAAAAAGTGGAATTAAATAATTTTTCGTAAACTGCCATAAATCTTCGATTGCTTCGCGATTATCCTCAAACGCTTTTTTGATTGGCGCAAGAGCTTTATCTTTAGCCTCAATAAGCATAGGAATTAGGTTATTAGTTATGTAATCAATAAAAGCTGTAACGGCAGGTAATAAAGCCGCTCCTACGGATTCCTTGGCTTCATCAAAGCCTACTTTAAGTCTATTTATCTGACCTTCTAAAGTGTTCGCTTGAGTAGTTGCTGCTCCGCCAAAAGTCTCGGCTAATTGAGTCATTGTTGCTTCTAGACCCATTGACTTAATTTCAGCTGTTGATAATCCAATGCCTAATCGACCTAGAGCACCAGTATTGCCTTCATAAGCCTTACCTAATGCGTTCGATACGGCCTCAACTGATTTGCCAGTAGCCGCGCTAATGTCTAGTGCTAATTGAAGGCTATCTTGAGCCTTGGTTAGTGATCCGGTAGCTGTGGCAAGTCGCTGAAAAGCTGGTCTAAGTTCGTCATCGGCAATACCAAAAGCCAAAGACATTTTGCCGATTTGTTTTTCGACTGAAGCAATTTGTTGGTTAGTTGCGTTAGTTGTATTTTTCAAAGCATTGGCTAATCGAGCTTGAGCGGCTTCATCTTCTATAGCGGCTTTAACTCCATCGATGGCTAACTTGCCAGCATAAGCAACTGCGGCAACAGTAGCGGCAGCAAAAGCGGCAGCTGCCACTTTGCCAAATTTGCCCATCTTTTCGCCGAATCCCTCAACTTGGTTTTCGGACTTTTTCATATCATCGACGAATTGCTTCGTCTCAGCAAGAATCTCCAGCTTTAATGTTCTGTAATCTCTAGCCATTAGTTAGCCCACCTTTTAACAATGGCATCAGTTGATTGTTCCCATTTGCGAGTTAATTCAGGCTGAATCTTGCGAAGGGTTGGATAAATAAACCAGCCCCGAGACCCTCGCCCATATCGACCGGAGTAACTTGGAAATTGCTTGAAGCGATTAGATCCAAACTCAAGCCCGGCCCAAAGTTGTTGTGTGTTACCGCCACCAGATAAACGCTGACGCGCAAAGCCGATATCGATTCGACCTGTCTTTGAGGCTTTGGAGACTTTAGCTCCGTCAACTGTTGCTCTAACTGCTTTTGCTGCTTTTTGACGCGAGTAGCCAGCTTGTTGGATTTCTTTGAGAGCATAATCAGCCATCTCTCCTGCCACTTGCTTGGCTTCATTAGTGGCCTCATCTCCCATTAAAGTAAAAGCTTTGGCGAGTGTGCGAAGTTCGCGTTGGCTGTATTGACTAAGCCCTACCTCCGCCATTTCGCTCCTTCAATACTTCAATCGCCGTTAAAACATCTTCCCCATCTTCCCAATACTGCATTGGGATTCCGGTCGCTATTGCTAACTCGACTAAGAGTCTGCTTACGCTTCCGGCTGGATGGCTTTTGGGTTATCAGCCCCTACTTCAAAGTCTGAGACTGTGTCCATCCATATATCAAAAGACTTAACTGGTTTCCCAGCGGATTCTCTTTTCATCGCGGTATAAGCCAAATACATAATGTCCCAGATTCCGGGAGTGGTTAGTTGGCTGACTGTTTTACCAGTTTCCTTTTCCCACTTCGCGTAATCGACTGGCTTTGTTGTGTAAAGAGCCTCGTCTCCGTTGTTATATTTAATTGTAATTTCAGTTTTCATAGCTCCCGATTCCCCGATCTCTTAGCTGAAGGTTTCTGTTGGTGTTCCAATTACTGTCATCGTCCAAGTATCGGTGAGAGCTCCTGGAGCCGCTCCGCCTGCACTTGGGAAAATTGGAAGAACTGTAAACGCGAAGACTGCGCCAGTTATGGCTGTAAAGCTTACATTTAGAGCCGTGTTAGGTGCGCTCTCTGCGTCTGCCCACATAGCCTCGAACAAGGATGAAGCTGCGCTCCAGTCCTGTAATAGTTCGATTGTAAAAGTCCATTGTTTATCTACTGATTTGTAAGCGCGGCCATCGAGAGTTTGATAAGTCTCGATAATCGTCTCACAGCTTAGGGTCGCTGATGTCGCTTGAGCATCGTAATTAGCGGAGTCAAGCGTAAACGTCACATCGCGCCCAGTTATTACTGTTGTTGGCATTTGTTCTCCTAGGAAGTTTGCTCGTAGCGGACGCTCAAGCGGATGTCAGAGACGAGTAAGTTTACCGCTCCGACTTGAGTTACTGTCGGTCTTTCGACTGTTGATAACTCATACTTGGACGCTGATAAAGCGCCAAGAATACTAATAACAAGCTTCTCAAGATTGTCTAAAGAAGCTGGGTTGGATAAATAAGCAACTGCCGCGCTGATTGTGTAATTAAGTTTGACCCGGGTCGTTGTTTTGCCAATAAGTTCCAATTCCATATAAGGAGAATCGGGAACTATTACAACGGCCGGAACTTGAGGTGATTCGGGAACGTGATCGTAAACGTTAGCGCTAACACCAGCCAAAGCCGTTTTTATCGGTGTGCGAACGTCGTCTTGGATTGTGCTCGCTGGCATTAGCCAATCATCGTTTCTGTATCGATGTATGGCCCAAGGATGCCCGAGATGCGATTAAAGAGGGAGCGGCCAAGGCGGAAAGGTGTTACCGAGAAATCCACTCCCTCAATCTGCCCACCAGCGGCAGTTCGCGCTTGAAAGATTTCGACTGAAGTAATGATAACGGCGTTCTCAACGTTGGCGTTGCCTACATAAGTTGAAGCGCCAGATAGTGTGGCTGTTCCGGCCGGGATGACGTATTTCTCGATGATGTCGGCGTTTGTTATAGCGGCTGTGAAAACATAAGGCTCGATAAGGTCATCGGTTACTGTGACTGTTGCGTTAAAAGGTGAACCACAGCCAGTTACTACGACGGATTGACCTTCGCTAAATTCGTGAATTGTTGAGGTGTAGTAATAAGCGACGTTATCGGTTAATTTAACTTTCTCAATTCTTGTCGCATAAGTTACAAGCATTGGGAGAATTAAATTCTCACTAGTGTCTATGATGTCATTTAAGTAACTGTCAGAATACAAGGATGACGAGACGCCAAGGACGGCTCTTAGCTCGGAAGCTGTAACTATCGTTGGCATCTCGTTCCTTTCATTCTTTAGGTGAGCGGCCAGCTCGGGAGCGGACTGGCCGTCACTATTTAATCGTTATTAGGCAATCATAAAGCGATAAGCGCCAGCGCCTACCTTTGTTGCCAATGCGCCGTATCCATAGTAAGCGACCTTAATTTGTCCAGTTGCTACTACGTTTGTCTCCAAACGGAAACGGCTTGACTCATACCAAGTGTAAGAGTCTGGATTGATGATGATAAGTGAGTTATCGCCATCAGGATCAGCTGTTGCGAGATTGCGTGAAACGCGAAGGTTCAAGCCAAGAAGGTTCCCGCGAACTGACTGCCCGGAAAGATTGCCACCTTGATTCGAGTTTCCGATGAGGTTCTGATAAATCGGACGGCCAGCGTCAGCGAGATTCATCAATGCGCCCCATTGTTCTGGGCTAACAACAATGTTAGTTGCTGTGCCGAGAGTTGCCTTGTAGATAGCAACAGAAGCATCTGAAACGAAATCAAGTGCGCCAGCTGCGTCGAGAGTGCGGTTTCCGCCATCAGTTCCGCCAGCGACTAGGCCAGCGATTACAGCGACATCAGTTGCCTTTGCGTATGCGAACTCCATTTGACGAACGAGTTCGTCGAAGAATATCGGAGATGAACGATCGAGAAGTTCGACTGAGAACTGTTGTCCGCCAGCATACTTCTTGACGGATACTGAAAGAAATTCGTTTGTCATTCCGGTTTCGTCGATTGTTGCTTCTTCAGCTTCTTCGCCGACTGTTGGAACAGCGGTAATTTTTGGAATTTCGAAAGTCATACCAGCATCAGGTAGAACGCCGCTGGAGATTGAATCAACAGCTGGACGATCTGCGTTTGATAGTGGGTTGATAATTTCAGAGAGCTGACGAGTTGGGATTAAGCCAGCATTGTTTGAAGTTGTGTCGTCAGCTGCTAGAACATACTGACGTGAAGCATCGTCGCCGAATACTTTGGCGCGAATTGATGCCTCGAGATATTTCGCCTTTGTAAACTCTAGGCGAGGTGAGGTAAAGAATGATGGGCGAGCTGCCTCAACGCTCTGAACCTTAGCAGCTTCTACCGCTTCTTCGGTAGGAGCTGGAGCGGTAGTGTCTGACACTTGTTCTCCTTCGGTTGGTTTCTCTGCTTCAGCGGTTGCCGTAGCAGAATCTTCTTGTGGCGCTTCGTTGTCAGAAGCGGCGACTTCGCTAACGCGAGCGCTCTCGATTGCTGGATCAGTAACTAAAGAAACTTCTTCTAATGACGCGCTTGTAATTTTCATTACGCCATTGTCATTTGACCATTCGTTAATCATCGCACCGACTGAGAATCCGTCTCGAAGTCCGGTAGCGGCTTCTTCTAATGCGTCATCAGCCGCAAAAGTCTTGGCCAATACAAATTTTGCTGTTATACCCTGCTCAGTTGTGTCAAAACTTGCCATTTTGCCGATTGGTCGGGTTCTGTCGTGCTCCAGAAGCAATTTAACATTCTTCATCTCAATAGAATTTTTGGCGAATACAGTTGGGCCAACTGAAGTATTGCCGCGCTCATTCCAAGTAACGATTGTGCCGCTAATTGTTCGAGTAGCAACGTCGGCGGCCGTAATAGCCATTGGTAGGTTAATTTTCATTAGGTATTAGGTCTTCCTCTCGCTGAATCTGCTCAACGCTCATCGCGCCAATGCGATTTAAGATTTCATAGACTTGAGCTCTTTCCAAAGCGTTACCGCGAAGGAAGTCGTCTAAATCAAAGCGCACCATTACCGGATTAGGAACAAAATCCGGAAGTGAGAGCCTTTCCTCAATCGCCTTTAGTATTGGACGAAGTGAGAAATCAACTAATGAGCGCCGTTCGCTAACCGCGTTGCTATATGTCATTGAAGTAGTCTCGGCGCTCAAGAAGTAAGCCGGGATACCTGCGGCCCTAGCTAATTCTAACGCGACATATTGACGAGCTTCGGTTAGTTG